CAACTCTTTTTGTTAAATCACCATTTTCGTAACCAAATATAAATTCATCACTTCTCAAATCGTCAGTTGATCTAATAGAATTTCCAATGCCAGTGCAATTCAAGAATTGATTTATGGTTTTATCGGTGTATGTAATTGTATTAATTCCATTCACTCCGTTTGTAATCACCACACCAGTTGTTCCGAACCCAACTGTAGAATCAACAGTGAGTGTTGTAGATGATATTGGAGCATCTTCTATAACTCTCGTTTTACCGGGAATAGTAAAAATTCCTTGTATTGCTGATCTTTCATTATATCCTACAAATAAATTTAATTTATAGTATGTTGTTATCCCTAGATTTCCTGATCTACTAAAAATTTCAACCTCAGATACAGATCCTGAAGTATTAAGATCAGTTGATTTTGTAATCGTTTGTCCAACTAATTTATTAGGATCACCAGAAATTTGTTCGGCAACAACTACCTCTCTACGAAGATATTCAGCTGATGATGGTTTGATTAATAAATTTTCTAAATCTATTATTTTAGGTGTAATCCCGTATAAAACATTAAATAAAATACGGAACGACTCCTCAGTTCCTTTAGATTTATATAAGGATTTAGATTCTTTTATAAAATTACTTATGTCTACATTTGTGTTTAAGGTCGTATCTTCAAGACCGGGAGTAAGATAAGACTTTGTTTTTTTGTAAAATTCTTTAAGAAATAAAACACTTAAGTTTTCAACTCTTGAATCTACTGCATGATTACTAACTTCACTCGTCGAAAAAATAAGTTCTCCTTGATTATCAGAATCAGTATATGAAGTAATACCACTGAAACCTCTTATTAGACCAGTGAATGAATTGGTTGTAATTCCTGTATATGTTATAATTTCATCATCTATCTTTAAAAGACCGTATTCATTTGGGAAACCTTTTGTAGATGATACAGATATTGACTCCTGACTAACGTTAGTAATTGCCGATGTAAGGGTTGTGATACCAACAATTACTTCAGGTGTTAAGTTGTCTAGTTTAATATATTGATCTAAATTATCAGTTAAATCTGTTACTCCACCACGATGCTCTTGAGAAATATAATATTGCTTAAGAAAATCAACGGCTAAAGGACTCTCTGATCTTATAAACTCAGGGAGTTGACTATCTATTATTTGTTGAACTTGTATACGTTTGTCTATTCCAGTTCCGATCATGTTCTTGTTAGTTCTCCGTTAGAGTAACTTGATGTTACTTTGTATCCAACACCAGATATCTGCTCACCTGATGTAATTGTATCCTTAACCATATTTATTTGACTACTTGGAATATTAAAATCTAAGTAAAGATCTTGTAAACCAATAACGTCATTTGATTCTGGAAAAGCTTGAACTTCGACAATATTATTCGGTTTATCTGTAGATATTATGTTTATGGTTGATAAGTTTATTTCACCATGAATATAATCCACTGTTCCAGCTGATTTTACGACAACTATTGTCTCACCACTTGCGTTTTTTCTTACAACTGATATTGTTCCTGTCAATTTATCTTCATTAGGTATATCTGTGAAGAATACAGTTTCTGTAGTTCCCAATATTTTAAATCCAGTGCTTTTTATATTTAATCCTTCAGGTCTTACATTAAATTGATTACCAAAACATAATTCATACTGAGCAAACTGATTTACTAAGGCATTTAGATTACGTCTTATTTTAATTCTTGTTATGTTTGATGTTATTGCCTTATCAATATTATCCACAACATTCAATACCTTACTATATTTAAATCTACCACCAAATCGATTTACGTCACCAGATTTAGAATATGTCGTTAAGGCTGATACTATCTTAGTCTTTAAATCATTCACCGTTGACACTTTTGTAGAGTCATAGTAAATAAATGACTCAACCTCAACGTATAGAACTTGTAAATCAACTATTTTTTGATTAATTCCTGTTAATGAATAACTTTTTAATTTAGTGAGAATTTGTGTTTTATCAAAATCAGATACAAATTCACCATTTTTTGGTTTGATTGTTATTAGGACTGTTCCAAATTGTGGTGGATCAACCTCTTCACCACCAACTACTGATACACTTTCAGTGTTTGGATAAATTGTTTGCACTATTGATTCATAATCTCTAGCTGTAACTGCTCTGTACTGTGATGAATAGAGTCTAGGTGCAAAATATTTAATAGAATCAATACTTTCAATATCACCACCATTTGATGCAGCAGAGATTGTGTTTATGAATGGGGTTGAATTTGGTACAATAACTTGTCCATTATCACCTGTAAAACTACCTGCAAAGTTGAAAAACTCAGGGCCATTACCTTCAGAACCTGATGTGACTACATACTGCACTGTGATTACAGCACCATTTTCAGGTTTACGTCCAAAAATACCATCACCAAATAAGAGTTCGTATCTTTCATCCTGAATTTCTTGTATTAGATAAGTATCAGATATTGAACTGATTCCGACTATGTTATCAATCATCTTATATTGTTTACCCAGAACACCCGGAGTGCCCACATAAGCGACGATAGATGAAGTATCGATATTTCCGTTATCTAATATAAATCGTTGCTCTAGAGACCCGTCAACGACGAATTGGGATGTTAAAAATGTACCCTCTAATACCTCTATGGGTGAGTTTACTGATCCAAAAGATGCAACACCAACTCCTGAGTTAACAGTTGTATTTGCTACAATACTCTCTGAGATTGAGAACACTATATCTGAGTCATTTTGTCTTCCAACACACACTAGGCCTGGTTGTAGAGTCATTGTAGGACTTGTTGTGTTAGCAGTAACTGAAAAGGATATAAATGCCCTTGCTGCTGTCTTTGAACGAGGTACGTAACCGATATTTCTTGCAAGTGATACAACATTTTCTCTTAGGGTTGCTGAATCAAGAAAAGATTCATTCACAACGAGATTTGAATTAAATGCAGAGATATATGTATTGTAAGCCAGTGCATCAATTAAGATAGAAAGGTTAGATCCCTCAAAATCAAAGTCAGTAAAGTTTGAATTTGCTCTTAGATAGTCTTTAATCTGTGTTTTAATCTGATCAAAGTCAAGATTAGTAAATTTAGTAACTGGCATTATCTTGTTGCTTTTAATATGAATGAAAATTCTTGTGTAGGAAATCCTTGCCCAATAATATCGAAGATTACGAATACCTCATATTCATTTTGATCTGGTCTTGGATCAACTTTTACATCTAAATTAGTCACTCGAAGTTCATAATTCTCTATGGTGTTTCTAATTTGATCTTCAATAATTGATGCAGTACCAAAATCAATAAATCCCGGCACATTATTAAATAGAAGATTTCTTACTTCCGATCCTATTGTTGAATTAAAAAATCTTTCACTTGGAATTGTTTGTACAAGATTTCTAACTGATCTCTTAATTGCATCAGCATTTTTAAGTACACCAATATCTCCAGTCACAGGATGTCTTTTAAAAGACAGACTGATATCCTTAAACGCTCTTGATATTCGGGTTATTGCCATTTAACAATGGATTTTTATCTATTTATACCTATCTATTTAGCTGATTCATATTATAGTCATCAGAATCAAAATAATTAAGCAACCACCATGCTACTGATCGTGGATTTTTACTACCACAGGTGAAAATATCGATTGCAACACACTCTTTTTCAGGCCAAGTATGACAAGAAAGATGACTTTCACCTAAAGTTACAGTGCAAGTCACTCCATAAGGGTCAAATTGATGCACATAAGTGTTTAATACTTGCAAACCTTCAGTTTTACATGCACTTTCACATACTTGTTCAATTTTTTTTGCATTGTTTAACTTATCAAAAGGCACATTATATACTTCAACAAGTAAATGATCGCCCATATGAGCATTTTTCACAGTTTTCATTAAGATTTTGTTGGTTTTTTCGGTTTTGGGTAAATTTTAGGATATTCACTGATTAATATTTTCCCACTTTTGACAAATTCTTGACTTTTATCAACTTTTACGACCATGTGTACCTCTTTTTAATAATATTTATCCAAGTTCTGGGTCATTTTTGCGTTCTTTTGCAGTTTTCCAGAAATAATTCTCCTCTGACCCTAATCCATCACGATCATGGCCATTTTCTACCTGATAATACACTGTTGAAACCTTAAAATCAGGATTCTTAGGTGTCTCAGGAGTGATACTGTTGTCAT